ACTCCTTTATTAGGATACTCTTGACTATCAAATCTGAATCTAATAACATCAATTGAAAGGTCATTATGAAAAAGATCTACGAGTAATTGTATCGCATTATCATCGATCAACCAGTCATCCCCATCTATAAACCAAAGATATCTGCCGCTTGTAAGACTCATGCCTTTATTTCTTGAAAGACCTGGACTGCCATAATTAACTTTCTTTATTTGCCAGCACCAACCAATTCCTTTTGAAGACTGCATTTTCTCAACAATCTTCTCTTCCGTAGTATCAGTGCAATTATCGAGAATGAAAACAATTTCACATTTAATATTTACAACGTTTTGCTGTAAAATAGAATCTAAACATTTTTCAATATAATCTTCTAAATTATGACAAGGAATAACTATACTTAATACGACTTCAATCACTTAAATCCCTTCCTTTTTATGATGCCTATAGGTTCTATTCCCCCAGGCTTCCCGTATAATATTTCCTGTTCCCGTATCTGTAACCAAGTATTTACTGCGGCTATCATAGCTCTCCTTAATTCCTGCTTTATGTCTTCCTCTATATCACACCAGGCACTGAGAATCCTCCTACCATCTGTTGAATTCCAAGTATCCGCAAAAACCTTACACATATGCTCCATAAAATTAATCCTCCTTAAATATTCAAATTTTCTTTTATATTCAACAGAGCTTCCCCATAACCACTTTCCAATAGTTCTTTTGTGTCTACTTCCCCATTTTTAATCGCACGTTCAACATCTTCTATTAATTGAATCTGGTCCTCCACAGACGCCTTTTTACTAAATAATCTTTTCCGAATTTCTATAATCGTCACACTCCATACACCTCCTTGAAATTCTGTAATGCAAACCCCTTAGATCCCGAAGTCACCCCGGACTTCTCCACCTTATCCAAAATCCAAGGGATCCGCTTTTCGACAGGCACTCTAAATAATTCTGATGAAAACGTATAATTATCCGCATATAACGTGAATTCCCTATTAATCCTCCTGAGTGCAATTACCAAATCATTATACGCTGTATTGCTTGACGGGGCAATTGCTTGAAGCCCTGACTTCACATACAACTCCCTCGCAAAAAACTCTGTTGGTCCCTCCGTCGACGCCAAATACTTCTTATAATCAGCGGTATGTGCCCATGTTTCCCTGCTATGCGCTATCTCGTGCACCATCGTCTTGACATCCCTATCTGAAAGATGGAAGGTGACCGTATGAGTCTTGGCAGTATAACAACCATCCGCGCTCAGTGCATTCAATTTTGCATCATCTAATGCAATATTCACAGGCTTCACCTTAGTGCCCAAGGCATCATCAACCATTCCTTCAACTTTTCTTACCTGCTTCACATGATTCATTTCTTGTACGAGACTCCGGAGATCCGCACTTGCCCCACTAAGTTTCTTTTCTGTAGCAGGAATCTTTATTTCCTTACCTTCAATAAAAGGTTTTCTACGACTCCGTAAGGCCTTCAATTGTTCCTCAATCTTCTGCTGCCTCCTTAACTGGGCAGAACCTAAGAAGGTACCTGACTGCTCCCGGGCCACTACTCCTTGAGTGATTTCATACCATCCCTTCACCCCTTCCCGTTCATATTTCCTTGGCAGGAATGTATTCTTTCGTAAATGCTCCCTCTGAGATGCTTGCCAATCTAACATTTTTCTATGCGCCTTGGCTTGCTCCACAGGGTCCAGCGCTGTCATTTCTCTACGTTTCCATGTTCTGATACTCTTTTCAATTTGTCGTTGTCGCTGCTGCGCTTCATAAGTTATTTCTTGGGCTTTACTATAGCCATGTTCATTAATTAATCTTTGCTCTGCTGGATCAACCCGTGTTTCAAGCTTTCCTGATATCCCAGGAAAATAAGGATTAATATCATGAGCGCAATTCGGATGAAATAATCCAGCCATTACAGCGTCATTTAAGCTACGATATTTTTTACTTTCCCCTGATTGACTTAATACCTTACCCTCCCAAGGCGTGCATAATTCACATGCCCGGAAATGACTGGATACGCGAACCAGATCGTATCCATATTCCTCATATCGATTTAAACTACCTTGTATTGCCGCCCTGCCGCTCATAGTTCTACCAACCATCTCTGTATAAGAATCAATACTTACCCTCCGTCCATTTTTATATATTACTGATTGAACACCCCTTTTAGCAAAATCGTCTAGCATTGATTGGGATATTGCTCTCCTAGTAAAAAAATCCGCTTCTTTAAACATACTTTCCCCTGCTTGAATAGCAATATCTCTATATAAATCTTGGCTTACTCGTAATATCTGAAGACTTGTACCTTCTAAATTGTGATAAGCTGCTCTACGGAATACATCATAAACTGACAAGTGTCCGGGATATTTCTTGAATACACCTGTTATTGTTTTTGGGATTGATAAAGGCAGCGTTAAACTTGGCAGTTTGCCGGCTAATGGTGTTGCTGTCGATATTGGTTTATTCGGGATTCTAATATTTATATCTTTAGCAATTGCTTGAAGCTCTTTTTCTGTATGCTGGATCCCTGTTATATATGCTTGTGTTAAATCCTCATCAGCCCATGCTTTCCAATTTTTCCCCCATAAATTAATAGTTCCTTTTACTTGTTTATGATATTTCTCTCCCAATTTAAGAATATCCCCAGGATCTTTTATGATACCAATGTGTACATTCGTTAAAAAATGACCTATTGATGTAACAACATTCTCCCCTGCTATCGCTAACCGTTTCCCAAAATATTCATAAGTACTGGGATTAATCATTTTTAAACATCTTCTTTCTTAAACGGCATTTCCATTATTCCCTGCTCATTTAATATTTGTTCAACTTCATTCTTAATATCTTTATCTTCCCATTCCGGATGAATCATTTTTATTTTCGTATAAGTACTTATTGCCTTTGCTTGCTCCAGATTTCTAATTGTTTCAGATTGCTCTCTTGTGTCTACAGTAATACTATCCTCAGGGATAACTTCTACTTCCTGTGGCTGATATCCTGGAGATAGATTGCTTTTTATATCAATCTGCTGCATTTGCCAAAACAATTCCCATAACGCTGGTTGCCAATATCGGGATTTCTTGTCCCTGGTAAGCATACTCTTACGCTCTCTAACTCTTAACGCTGTACCAGATTCTGCCCGGCCTTCTACTCCTAAACCAAATGTCTGCGGACTATACCCTGATTGTGTTACTATATTATAAAACAAAGCTTCACATGTCTTACTATGGTCATCAACACGTAATTCAAACTGAACCGTTTCAATAGGTTTTACATTCTCCCCACCCATGCGCCATTGCGATAAATTAAGCTTCAGAAACGCTTTTCTGAATTTATTAAACGTTCTATCTTCACCCTCTAGTAATTCCTCATCTACCAAGATTTGTGCCATACCAAGTTCAATATCCCGCATCCAGGAAGTCCAGGAAAAATCTAAACTATCCATTAATGGTACACATCCAGAATAATCGTTTATACCTACAGAAGAACCCGGATCTAGTTTATTAGGACGCATATTTGGAATATAAACACAACCGAGTCCTTCAATATCATAAGTGATATTTTCAAGACCTAGATTCACTGTCTCATCTATTGTTTCCATACCAACCTCACGGCCAACCCTATCCTGAGAACCTCTGTAGAGTTTGTATTCAATTACTAATTTACCGTTTTCTCTACGGCGATCCTCAAACAACCTCCAAACAACAGTTCCCCCCATATCTTCTCTTACCGTCCTGAAAAACAGGATTTCCCATAACCGGCCTCGCCTAAATGAAGGAATAAATTGTAATGGATTAATTATACTCACAATCGGTATTTTAAGTAATGAAGAATCAATATCAATCTTCAAACATATGCCTCCAAGGGCAGCTGCCAATTCAGATGATTCCAGAAGCAGATTCAAAATTCCATTTTCCTTAATGAATGTTTTAATCCTTTCTCCACTAGCCGCATTTTCATTGTATTTAAACACCGGACTTTCTGAAAAAAGTAAATTCGCGCTTGTAGAAGCGACATCACCCGCGGCTGGAAGATGAACAATTCCTACTCTTTCTTCAGCCTCAATTCGTTTCCAAAATCGCCCATTATCTGTATCGGGGAAATACAATGTAGATGAATATAATGCTAATAATTGTTCAGGATCACCGCTATACCATGCCCTCCACTCATATAATTTGTTAAAATAATTCTTATAACTCTCCGGTGGGAATTCGGTACCTTCTCTTGGAAATGCCATTTTAACTACCTCCTAATAAATTAGATTTTGATGCTGCCCAGGCGGTTAACGCATCAGCTGAATGGTCTTCAATTTTATCAACAACCTCATGCTCCGCATCTTTGTAATGATATTTCTGTAACTCTTTTTTAAACTCTAAATTCGTTATTCCAATTATTTTTTTTTCAAGCAAAAACCTTACTACCTTTATCCCTTTATCTTTCCATTTTGAAAAACTTACCGGAATAATCTTTGTGGAAACTTTTCTTTTCCTGAAAATCTTTTGTAATGTTATATTTGAATCTTTAGGTGCT